TGGAAATACTCCACAAACAGCTTTGATTTCTATGAAATCTACTCAACTTAAAGTTAGTAGAAAATGGAACTCAATGATGATGGGTATCAAGATGCAAGGTAAAAACGGTCTATTTACACCGCCAACTTATAGCCACATTTATAAACTATCAACCGTTCAGATGTCTAATGACAAAGGAACATGGTTTGGTTGGGATGTAGCTAAAGTTAGTCCTGTAGAAGATAAAGCTGTATATGATATGGCAAAATCTTTTGCAGAATCAGTGGGTAAAGGTGAGATTGAAGCAAAACCTGAAACTCAGGAACAGACTAAAAAATCTTTAAATTTATAGTATCCTAGGTAGTGGGCGTCTAAGCGAGAGTGGCAACGCCCACTTTTAATTTATGAATGAAAAGATAAATAAAATTCCGATTAATTATGAAGATTGGCTTGATCTTGGTCACGTGATAATACCCACTGATCAAAAGAAAGCTAGGGTCAGTTGGAAGAAAGATGATTTTAGTTTAACGAAAGAAGAATGGAAAAACAATTATTCAAAAGCACAAATAGCACTAAGATTAGATAGTCATATTGATTTAGATATAGACAATCCTGTAGTTAGAAGATTTATAACACACTATTTAAAAGACTGTGGAGCAATTTATGGAAGAAGAAATAACCCTAATAGTCACTATCTTTGGAAAGGGTCTTGTGAATTTATACAATACATATTACCAAAAAGTTTTGAAAAAAATTTTAAAAAGTTTCCACATGGTGCAACTCTTTGCGAACTGAGAAGTGGTAAAGAACGATATACTATCGTTCCAGAATCTCCTTATGATGACAATGGTGAAACAGTTGAGTGGTCTAACTATAATGAGATACACGAGTACATCGGTAACGTAGTTGTAGATGTTAGTAAGATTGCTTTGTCAACTGCTCTTACAATTATATATCCTTCTACAGGTTCTAGAGATATTTATTGTACAGCCATAGCTGGAATTTTAATTAAAAACACAGACTGGACAACAGAACAAATAGATAGTTTTGTTTACAACATTGCTATTGAAGCGAACGATACTGAACCCGAAGAACGTAAACAAAAAGGTACGACAGGGAAAAAGGGAGATAAGCTTTATGGTATTCCAAAATTAGCAGAAGTTTTAAATGTAGATAAAAAAGATGTTGCAAAATTATTTAGTTGGATTGGTGTTAAAAACAATAGTGAAGAAATACAAGAACACATAGGTGATATAGTTGAATATGGTAGCGATAGGTATTTTGTAAAAATTTATTTATTAGAAGACGGAAAGAAAATAGAAAAAGACATAACTGTGGAAGGTCCACATTTAATGAAAAAGAAAATTTTTTATGATGAAGTAATGAAACAAGCAGCGGTCTTTTTACCTTTTATGAAAGAACTTGATTTTGATAAAATGATGATGGCAAAATTTCAAGCCAGAACAAAATCACAAGATTATGATCCTGAGTCTAGCGAAGATGTAAGATTTATAGGATGGTTTGAATCTTTTATTGATAAGTACAAAGCTTATACAGATAAGAAAGAATTAGCAGATTTTAGTATGCCTTATTTTAATATGAAAAATAATAGTTTGGAATTTAATTTAAATAAATTTGATGAGTTTTTAGCTGAAAAAAGAGTAACTTTAGCAAGAGTAGATCTTGTTTTAAAATGCAAACGTATTTTAAGAGCTAAAAGATATAGAGGAAAATACAAAGAACAGTCTTGCCCTTCTTATAAAATAGATAACTATAATATAAACAAGGATCATTTGATCATAGAAGGAGAAGCACAAGAAATAGAGGAAAGGGTAATAACTCATGAAACAACCTAAATTTGTATCTGGTCCTCCAGGTACAGGAAAAACTCATTTATTTTTAATAGATAAATATAAAGAATTATTAAAAAACTATGAACCAGAAAAAATAATAATGTTATCGCACACAAATGTAGCTGCAGATGAATTAAAAGATGCTGTCTTAGATTTACCAGAAATGAAAGAAAGAGGTTTAAGAAAAAAATTTTTTAAATATAAAATATGCACGATACATTCTTTTTGTAAAAGCAAATTATTAAAAAAAGAATTAAGAACATATGCAGATTACCTTAACTTGTGTACAGAAAATAGTGGTTTTAAAGCACAAAGAGTAACTCAATCAGAATTTGATAATGACAAACATAAATTTTTTAAATTTCTTGGAGATGCTTTTGGACAAGGAAGAACAATCAAAGAGCATTGGAATTCTTTAAGAGAGACTAGCTCTAACTACTATCCTTATAATAACTTTAAAATGATTAGTGAAATGAAAGAAGTTTACGATAATTATAAAAAAGTTAATCAAGTATGCGATTATGATGACATGATAAAAGATTTTATAGATCACGCAGTTACTCCAGACATAGATGTTTTAATAGTGGATGAGGCTCAAGATAGTAATATACCTCAGTTAAAAGCTTTAGAAAAAATGTCTACAAATGTAAAAGAATATTACATGGTAGGAGATGCTGATCAAACTATCTTTGAATTTGCTGGTGCTAATGCAGATTATTTTCATAAACTTTCTAAAGATGCAGAACAATTAAAACAGGGTTTAAGATGCGGAGAAACAATAAATACATTATGTAAAGAAATAATAAAACCTATATGGGACCATTATGGATATGAAAGAGTTTGGAAACCTGCAAAAAATATTGTTGGAACACATTACTATTTACCAAGTCTTACCACAGACTGTTCGGCTATGGAAACTTTATTAGACAAAATAAAAAATACTAAAGAAACTTTTCTATTTACTTATAGAGGAACGCCTTCTGGAAAATGGGCAAGATCTTTTTTACACTATCATGGGATAGAGTTTTGTCATGTAGGTAGTGATCCTTATGTTTCTAAAAAAGAAATAAGATGTCATAAAACATGGCCAGAATTTGTAAAAGGAAAACAGATGCCTTTAAAACAGATAAAAGAATTTTGGAATTATATGGGTCAACAAGTTATTGTAAGAGGAAAAGGAGAAGCAACTTTTGAAGATTGGATAAACAAAGATTATTCTATCCAGGAGTTAATAGAAAAAAAATATTTACGTGCAGAAAGCCTTGATTTTACTGACTTTTATCACACAAGGATTAAATCAAAAACAAATGAAGAAAAAATTATGTATATAAATAATTTAATAAGAGATGGAGTGGACACAGAAGGAGAGGCAAGAGTTTATTATGGAAACATACATAAAGTAAAAGGACAGACTTACGATAATGTAATAGTCGATGAAACTTGTACTAGACGAGAAGACTATTTTACTCAACTGCGATTAAAATACGTAGCATACAGTAGAGGTAGGGTAGATTGTTGGACTGTAGCATCACAAGATAGATACACATTAGGGAGAAAATATGACAGATAAATCTATATTTAAAGGAATGGGTTATAAATCACTAGACAAGCAACACGGCGGAAATCACTACAAACAATTTAGCATACAACCTGCAGAATTTATAAATGAAAATAAATTTTTGTTTGCAGAAGGAAATGCTATAAAGTATATTTGTAGACATTCTATGAAAGGAAAAGAAGAAGATATTAAGAAAGCAATACACTATTTAGAAATGATATTAGAGAGGGATTATAATGTGTAAGACACCAGAAGATTTAGATTTAGATGGCATAGATACAGTTGCAGTTGACTTAGAAACTTACGACCCTAATTTAAAAACAAAAGGTTTAGGTGCTATAAGGGGAGATGGTTTTGTATGTGGAGTTGCAGTTGCAACAGGTAGAGACACTGTTTATTTTCCAATTAATCATTCAGATACAAATTTATCTTTAGATAAAAAAATCAAATTATGGGAAGCTTTAGATGAAAAATTATTTCAAAATGAAAAAATAACAAAAGTATTTCACAATGCAATGTACGATGTATGTTGGATTAGAGCTGTAACAGGTAAAAAAATGAAAGGTCGAATTGTTGACACAATGATTGCAGGTTCTGTAATTGATGAAAATAGATTTAAATATTCATTAGATTCTTTATCTAAAGATTATAAAATTGGATCTAAGTATCAATATGATTTACAACAGAAAACTT